CGTGCACCCCATGCGGGGCTGTGGACGGCTGAAACGTAGGCAGAATGCGGCACTCAGGTTGCGTCGTCTAATATACAGTACTGAAAGCGTACGATTAGAACGCAGCTAATCCGCTCGCTCCACTGTTGGAATTAGACGAAATTTTGATGATTTAAGAATATCTTAATTGCTAACTTTGCATTGTCGGCGCATGCTGTAATCTCCATAAACGATAGGGAGAAATACATGGTTACTCGCAAAGTCGGGCGTGATGCCGGTAGCGGTCAATTCATTCCGGTAAAGGATGCTCAGCGCGATAAGCAAGGCGCCGTCGTAGAGAAGATCAAATATCCAACCCCGGCGCCACCACCGAAAAAAGGGAAATGATAGGAGCGAGCCCAGGATTGTGATTCCTGTTGTCGTGGGTTCGAGCCCCATCAGCCACCCCAAAGAATACGTAGTAAGATCAAAGGGTTACACGCTTCGGCTTGTAGCCCTTTTTTCTTTTTTGGAAGATGATATTCCAATTTTTGGAAGATGCCCCACCCTACCTCAGCCCCCGCACTGAGCCGGCTGCGACATGTGAGTGAGTGAAAAGCGATGCCGTATGGATGAGCTATCCTTCGATATCATTGGGCCAGGCTCCGAGCGCCTTAGACGTGGGCGAGTCGAGATCGTGCCGCGTGCCCGACTTTCGCCTCAACCGGTCTACATACCGCTCTCGCTCTATCTTTAGCATCTCATCGCGTTCAGCGGCCCACTGTTCCAGGACGGGGAAGCACTTCAATTCTTCTTTCAGCGCATTGAGAACGGCTCCTTCACCGCCGGAAGCGTACCGCATTATTCCGGCCAACTGATCCGCGCGCCGGAGAACAACATGGAGTCGCTTGATCTCCCACAGTAGCGCGATGACATCGTCAGCAGACCTCCGCGCTTGGATGTCGCGTAGTTGCTCTAATGTCAATGATGGTCCAAAAAGCTCGCCCATGATGCTCATTAATGCTGTATGTGCGTACAGTATAGCAAATTGGAAATGCGGTAGTATGTTTGCATGTGCGGCAGACTCGACCAAAACGATATCAGTAGAATCCTGGCGAACTTCGACTGGGTGGACGAAGTATTGAACCGCAGCGATGCGCCGGCGCGGTGGAATGTCCCACCCGGCACTTATCGTCCTGTGCTGCACGTTGAAGCCGGCCAGCTGGTCGCCGACGACGTGTTCTGGAGTTACCGGCCCGCTTGGGCAGCTGCTGCGACGCCGGTGCCGCCGAAGAAGAAAATCCCAATTGCTGTGAACGCCAAGGTCGAGAAGCTACTTGGCGCGTACTGGAAGCCGCTGATGCGCGCCGGTCGCGGCATCGTCTGCGCCAACGGTTGGTACGAATGGACCGGCGCAAAGGGCAGCAAGCAGCCGTGGCACATCCATCGCAAAGATCGTGAACCGCTGTTTCTTCTGGCGCTGGCCAACTTCGGCACCTTCGTTGAAAACCGGGAGGAAGCCGGCTTCGTGCTGGTCACCGCAGATTCGCTGGGCGGCATGGTGGACGTGCACGACCGGCGGCCCGTAGCGGTGTCCGAGGAAGATGCGAGGCGCTGGCTCGATCCGGCCCTCACGCCCGAAGCAGCCGAACATCTCGCCCGGACCGCCATGCTCGACGTAGAACTATTCACTTGGTTCGCGGTCACCCGCGCGCTGAACACCGGCGCCGACGGCCCGGAAGTGGCGCTGCCAATCGAATTGCCGGCCGACGTAGTGCCGACGCAACTGGAGTTGTGATGGAAGAGAATGAAGATCGCCCGAAGGAAGGTGACTTCGTGCGGATGGTAGGCGATCCGGATGGCCAGGTAATGTGGGTGACGTGCTCAGATCTGGGCGAGCAGCACGACTGGGAGGGCGTGAGGAACGGTATTCGTTGCGAGTGGGAAGCCGACGGCGAGCCGCAGTTTGAGGTTTTCAGGCCGGGCCAACTGGTCGTCGTGCAGCGCGCCGAACAGCTCAGCGGCAACTCGCAATAACCGCCTCCAGCTTCCCTTCGTACTTCCGCCCCACCAGCCAATCATTGGCCAGAGCAATTACCTGCGCGCCATCGCTGGCCGTGGCCGGCAGCTTATCGAACTGATAGACCGGCTTGACGGGTACCGCATCCGCATTGACACATGGAACCGGGACCGGCACCTCGACGCGCTGAGTTACCGGCGTTGGCGCACTGGCGCAGCCACCCAACGCCGCAGCCAGCAGCGCCGCCTTTATCTTCAGTAGCTTCATCGCACCTTCTCCAGTAGCTGATTCACGTAGGGCATGGCCTCGGCGCAAGTCGTTGCCTTGGCGCCGATCAGCTGCTGCAGCGCCGCGTCGAAGCGCTGGCCGTTGGCCGCAGCCTGTTGCTGGGCGGCTTGGCCGCGCGCCTTGGCATCCTCGGATGCTCGGTACCAGGTCTGGATAGCGCGATTCTGATCGTCTACGCCGGCGCGCAGCCCGGCCGTAACCAGCTTCTCTGCGGCCAGATCGGTCAGCGCCTTGTCGCGCGCGGCGGCGGCCGACCACCACAGCGCGCCGCCGGCACTGCCACCTGCCAGCAGGATCGCCAGCAGCGCTACCGTGGCCACCTTCCACACCTTACCTGCGAGCACGCCGCCGGCACCGGCCGCAATGTCGCCCAGGGCGCTCATGCGAGTCTCCCGCCGGCGGCCGAGTAGATGCTGGCCAGTTGCGCCACCTTGCGCATCGGCTGTCCCGGGTAGTTCGCGCCGGGCAAACTCGCCCACAGGTTGCTCACGGCGGCCACAGCATCAGCGAACCGCCCCGCCTCGATCAGGGGCAATGCGCGACGCTCGCGGATCAGCTGTACGGCCCAGGCATCCTGCGACGCCGGGGCGAAGTCGGGCAAACGCAGCAGGTCGCGATAATGCGCCCAGTCTCGCAGCATATGCTGGTACCGGCCGGAGGCCGTGCTCTTCAGGCCGGTGCTATTGATGAGCTTCGGCGCACGGCCTGCGGCGAACGGGTGCGCGTCGTAGTCGCTGAAGATCTCTGGACGGCCATCGGCGCCAGTGACGATCACGTCGTAGCCATTATTGCGCGTGGCGGGGCTGGTCGACGTACCCTCCGCCCACGCTATGGTATCCAGGAAGGCGCGCAAGTTGGCGCTGGCGGCGATCACAGCGCACCTCGCGCATCCTTGACTACCTCGGCCGCGTCGTGGACCATCTCACCGATGTCCTTGTCGCGGCGGCGGTCGAGCCAGCGGATCACGCCGCCGATCAACCACCAGGCCGGCAGGCCAGCAGCCACCATCACTGGCGCGGCAACGAACAGCACGCCCATTGCTGGGTCGCCGCCGTACAGGATGGTAACCGCCTTGGCCGAATCGAACAGCGAGGGCCACCAGCTGTGCACGGCCATGACCAGGAATGGGCCGAAGAGCGCACTGGTGGCGATCGTGCTGGTCAGTCGCAGGAACGCCTCGCGCAGCGTCTTGGGCCACATGAACAGGAACACCAGCGCGGTCGCGGCGGCGCCGGCCAGCACCGGAGCGCCGAAGATTTTAATCAGCGCGCCGCCGGCGGCGGAAGTTGTTTCGAGTGCGGGCATAGTTTCTTTCATGGCGTAAAAAAACCCGCCGGAGCGGGTTGGGTAGTGGATCAATTCGTAGCAGTCAGCTCGGGATCGCCTGCAGGTTCGTCAGGCGGCGCATAGTCCGGCCAGGTGGTCGGGTCGTCCGGATCCACGCCGCTCTCCCATGCCCAAGTCCACCCGTTGACAGCGCAGATGTACTCGGCAAAGCAACGGGAAGATGTGATCAGATTCAGGTATGCGCCATCCTGGTACAAGATGACGCGCCCTTGGTTCTCCAGGTTCGTGCAGGTATAGGGGATGTCCGACATTCCTTGCTCCTTAAATAGTTTCGATAATGGCAAAAGCCGCACCACCGTCGCCGCTGTTTGTCGCGTCCCCGCTCGATGGTGCAGACATAGCTGCGCCACCAGATGCGCCGCCGTAATTAACCGACCCTGAGCCAATCACGCCAATGGCGCTGCTGCCCGAGCACGCGACTGCGCCGCTGCCGCCGAGCATGCGGGAAGCCGCGGTTGTGAGCGTACTACTACCTACGACACCGCCCGATCCGGCTCCGAGGTCTGCCGCGGTTGTGCCGGACGTGCCGCCTTGCGCGGGCTGCCCGGCGCTACCCAAATTTAGAGGGGTAATAACCAAACCAAATACAGATGGGGCCGCCAGCCCCGCGCCGACTGCGGTGCTCACCGCGTCAGTTGCGTTTGCCGAAGCAGACGCATAGCCGCCGCCTGAAGAAGCCGCGCGCACCGTATTGGCTACGACGTCGCCACTTTTTCCGCCAACCCCTGCGCCACCTGAAGCCGCACAACGATTATTCGTTGTGCTGGTCGCGGTTGCAGAACCAGACGGGACAGCCAATCCCCGGTATGGCGATGCGGCGCCACCGGTCGCTGCTGCATTGCCCAAGGCTGAGGTAGCCGTACCCGAGTTTGATCCTGGGATATTGATATCTCCACCGGAACCGACGCCTCCGACAGCACCTAACGCTACAGCGTTGCCCGATGTAGCCAAAACGCCAACGCCCGCTTTTCCTCCGCCCGCAACCACATTAACGCCGTTACCTACAAAGGAGGATTGTCCGGCGTTGTTGCCATCCTGAGTTATGCCGCCGCCGCTCAGGGTGCCTACACCGACCCCAAAAGCCCCCAAGAGAAGCGTGTAAGTATTCCCGGCGATTGCATAGAACGTTTTTATGACAATTGCTCCGCTGGAACCGCCGGACGCAGCAGCGGCCTTGCCCAGATTTCCTGATGCAAGGCCGCCTGATCCGGCTGCTGCAACGAGCGTGATCTTTGTGGGGCCGGTTACTTTAGCAGTCCACACCTGCGAGCTGAGTAGAAGCTCAACATTATGGAAGCTGGCTGCTGCACTACCGTCGTTACGGCGAACGGTCACCAGGAACTTGGATACGGTGTCGGCCACGATGTCCAGCTCGTCGCCTGGATTAATCACGGTCGAGCCACCATGCACGAAGAAGTTGGTGCTGCTGGTAATCGGAAACGTCGATTCGGCTTTCAGTGTGCGCTTGGCGCCGGCCTGCGGCGCGTTCGGCAATCCGGTGATGGTCGCAGTTTGCGTGATCGGCACGTAGTTACCGCCGGCATTCCAGATATCCGGCGTTGCACTGCTGGCCGGCGCCGTGCCCTTCAGCTCGTCCAACGCGCCAGTCAGCTGGCCGCCGGCCGTCCCGCCCGGGGCTCCATCTGCGCCGGCCGGTGCGATAACCCAGTCGCTGTACGTTGCGGCCGGGCCTTGCGTTTTGGTCGTCGTAATCGTCAGTGTGGTGCCCACGTAAGACGCTACGGTACCGAACATGCGCGCGGCCGGCGTGCCGGTGCTGCCGACCTGCACCAGCTCGCCAGGCGGGAACTGCTTCCCGGCGGGGACGGCGAACACCTTCGTGCCGTTACCCAGCACCACGGCGGTAGCGCTGTTTGCGGTCAGACTGGTCGAACTCCCCGCGGCAGCCGCCGCGCTGTCAGCAGCGGCTTGCGCGTAGCCACCCGCATCCTGCGCAGCCTGCACGGCGGCCGTCTTGTTGGTCAAGGCCTGGCCGGCGCTGGTCGTGGCAGACTGAGCACTTGCGTCAGCTGCAGAGGCGAAAGCCTGCACCGCCAGCGCATTCGCATAGACGTTGTCGCTCAGGGCGTTCATCTGGATACCGAAAGGGCGGAGGTCCGCGACAAACGCATCCGCCTCAGGATCGAAATTGTCCGGATCGTCAATGCTGGGGCCGACGGGAAGTACATCGGCATGGACCGGTGGCGTAACGCTCATATTTACATTTCCTCTACTTGCAGGGTGATGATTCCGAATTCGAATTCCTTGAGGTTCAAGCTGAACTCCTTATGGATGCCGAAAATGAAAAGAGGCTCGAAGTAGTCGAGCGTGAAATCGTCCAGACCGGACCAGATCCCGGGTCGGCCGTTGAGCTGCTCGCGCAGTTCCATGATTTGACTGGTGAGCGACTTGTCGAACCAGACAGTGAGGTCGATCTTTGGCACCGATCGCTCTGGATCGAGCATGAGGTTACCGAACTTATCGCGCTCGACATTGGAGAAATTCAGGTGGTCCGAGGTGGCCTCGTATTGCGCCTCGCCGATGTACACCGCGTTGCCGATCATAATTCCACCGACACCGCGCTGACCGGGACCAGGTTTGCTTGCGGTTACCGTGATCGTGGAATTGCGGTACGGGGGCAAGTCGAAGTACTGCACACTGGTCCGACTCTTAAACTTCCCGAAGAAAAACTCTTTCCAGCTCCGGCTCTTGCGTTTGCTGAGGTCCGCTGTAACGCGGTATTTCTCTACCCCGCCGACGGTCTGGGTAATCGTCACCGTGCGCGCGTCGAGGCCGATGACAGCGATCGACGATGCGCGGTCCGTAAGCTGAATCGACTGCACTATGTCCACCGGCGCCACGACCTGCGTGTTTCGCAGGTTGTCGAATGCAGCCCACTTGTTCGTCGTTCCAGGAACTTTCAGCCATGCAGTCCCCGTCGCCAGCGGCTGTCCGGTGTTCGCGCCGGTTATTTGCGACTCGTAGACCATGTGCGCGACCGGATCAATGACGCGATCGCCAAGCGCGTATGTGTGTGTGACGTCGTAGACCGAATATGTGGTACCGATGTTCTGCCACCAGGTCGGGCTGCCGGCCGGCGCGTGACCGGTGTTCCCGGCCTGCAGCGACTTCCAGGCGGTGATGACGCCGCCGACCGTCCCCGTGCTTGCGGTGGCGTCGACGGCGTATGTCGTGCTCATGACGTGTGCTGGCGGCGGCGTCTCCACCACCGAGCTACTGACCAGCATAGCGTCTGTGATGGTGATTGGAGGGATCACTCTCATGCGGCAGCCTCCTCTTTCGTGGACGCGTACAGCCGGTCGTTGCGGATGACGCGCTTCCACAGGCTGGTACCGGTCTCGCAGGAAGTCGCCGTCCGGGCGCTAGAGTTCTCCAGGTTCGCCACCTGGCGGCGCAGCGCGCGGATCTCGGCTACAAGCTCCGAGTTGTCGCCACCGCTCAGGATCGAGCGGGTCTGACTGGCGTTGAAGATGCGCGATGGACCAGTAGCTTCCAGCTCTGGACCGTTTTCGCCGACCAGCCGCAATCCACCGACGTGGTCGCCGCCGGCGGCGAAGCCGGGCGGATGGAGCTTCTTGTACTCATCGCTACCCAAGAAGCCCTGCTTGACCTGATCCCAAGTCATTCCGTTCTTCAGAGCCGCCTCCCAAACATCTACGCCAGCGGCATCACCCTTGCGGCCAAGCAGCGATTGGTAAAGGCCCTGGATCTTCGCTTCGTCCGAACCCTTGATGGCGCCGACGATATCAACGCCATTCGCTGCCTGGTTTTGCCAGAAGTCGGTCTCGCTGCTGGTTGCGCTGCGACCCAAGTACTGCTGATACGCTGCAGCCGCTTGGGACGGAGCCGCCGCAATCGGATTGCCCTTCACGGAGGCGATCGCGGCGGCCACCTGAGAAAGTGCCTGCGGCAGCGACACCAACGAGGTGGCGATGCCATTGAGCAGGTCAACCTGGTTCTTTTCCGCAGTCAGCATGTCGTCCAGCTTGGCAAGCTCGGACTTGTGGTTGGCGTCAAGGGTAGATTTCTGGTCCTGCAGCGCCTTCAGCGCGCGCTCCTCGGTGGACAACTCCGTGTCAGTAAAGCCAGCCAACTCGCTAACCGTATTTTTGGTGCGGTAGACGTCGCGCTGATAATCCAGGTAACTAGAGAATTGGCTGGATGCATCCTTACTCACCGTCGCGAGAGCGTTTTTCAGGCTATCGACGTCCGGTAATGGGCCGCCGGCCTTCGCTATGGCCAGCGCCGCCTCAAGCTGCGCCTGCGCCGCTTGTCGGTCCGCCTTCTCGGAACCAGGCACAGTGATCGAGTCCAGCGTAGCGTGCAGGGATTGCGATAGGCTTTGCAGTTTCGTCACGCCACCGGACACACTATCGATGCTTGCTTGCAAGCTGTCGGAGGCAGCCTGATACACGGAATTCATTTGGTTGCGGTCGCGCTCCGCCACCGCCTGCAGAACGGAATACGCATTATTGACGTTGTCCAGCAAGCCCTTCGCAGACTCCTTGATCTTATCGATGGCGTCTTTCGCGGCTTGTGCAGCGATCACCTGGTCGTATAGCGCCAGGTTATGCCCGTCAATCGCATTGCGCGCCTTCTCTGCCAGCTGCTCCTGCGTCATGGTCAGCTGATCCAGCTGGTCTTGTAGCTTTGCGTGCTCGCTAAGCACCTCGGCGGCCGACTTCTCGCTGGCGTGCACTTGCGCGAAGGCATCCTGCAAATTCATCAGGCCGGCGTACAGCTTTTGACCGCTCTCAGAACTAAGATCCAAGCCTGACACCAAATTCTTGAATTGCTCCTTCGTCTGCGGAATGGTTTTCAGCCCAAGTGCCGCCAGCTGCATATCCAGCTGCTTGGTGATCGGCGCCAGGCGCTCAGCATCGCTCAGGTAATTCTGGGCGAACGAGTTGGCCTGCGCAGCGAAGTTGTCGAGGCCACCCGACAGCAGGATGATCTGCGCGCGTGCTGCCTCCGACGCCAACCCAGCGGCGCCAAATGCGGTGGACATGTCCTTACCGAGAATTTGGGCGACCTGGTTGGTGGCGTTGAATTCATTGGTTATGCGGGTCAGCGCGGCGGCAGTAGACTCGGTTGGCGTCTTCAGCGCGGCGATCTGCTGCAGCGTCACCTTGGCGCCAAAGACCGCCTCGCCGGAATCACGCAAAGCGGCGCGATATGCCAGCAGCGCCTCAACCTCGGTAGCCAGTTCAGCGGAGGTGCCTTGGAATCCCGCTTCCAGATTCGAAAGCCCAGGCTCGATCCCTTCCAGAATGTTCATGATCCTGTCGTTGAACACCTGGGCCAACGCTTTTCCGGCATCAGCGGAATCGATGCCGCCTTCGGCACCGACGTGCGCCGTGTCAGTTTTGCCGGTGAGGTAGGACGTGACACCGGCCTTTTCCGACGTCGTCAGGTACTTCGCCAGCGCATCATCAGCCAAGCCCACGGTCTTGACGAAGTTCTGCACGGTCGCGGCTTCAGCCGGCGCCCAGAAGGTGCTTGTGACGCCGAAGGTGCCGAACGACGACGCCGTGCTGGCGCCGGCAATGTACGAATCGGACTTGCCTTCGTTACCGCGCTCGTTGATCGAAATATTGCCAGCGGCATTGTTGCTGCCGAACGTGAGGCGCGTGTCGCCTTCCTTGCCACTTCCGAAAAGTGCACCCCAGGCCTTGTAGGCGACCACAGCGGCAGCCACGTACGGCATCGCTGTTGAGACGATGGCGCCGACGGTCGAGCCGGCGGTTAGCGCGCTGGCGATGGCGCCCTGCCCCGCTGCCGCATAGGCAGCAGCCGCGTCAGCAACAGCAGTGCCGCCCGCGAGACCGGAGCCGAATGCGGAAATAGCCGAAGAGCCAAACAGATTGCCAGCGGCCGTAATCGCTGAACCGGCACCGCTGGTCAACTTGAAGAGGCCGGCCGCGTTGCTCAGCGCGGCGATCGGATTATTACCTGTCGACTGGTAACCGGTGCTGTTGTAGAACTGCTGCTGCGCAGCCTGCTCGGGCGTAAGACTGGCGCCGAGCATCTGCGCCTTCAGGTTGATCAGGATCGGCTTGGCGGTCAACTCGTAGATGGCCGCAAGCAGTCCGGACCGCAGCGAATCCTCAGCCTTTTTGAACACCGACGAAAAGCCGTTGCTCATGTCCGTGAACGTGCTTTTCGCGGCTTGATCAATCGAGGTGAACAGGTCATCGTACTGCTGGTAGTAGCGCTGCTTGTTCGCTCCCAGGATCTGCTCGCTGTTGAGGTCGCGCATCGCTTGCGCGGTGCGGCGAATTACCTCTGCCTCATCCTCCCGTCCAGCGATAGAGCCGATCACGGCGGCGTTCGACTCCATGATCGCCGCGGCCTCGTCAACGCGGCGGGTCTTCAAGTCGTTCAGCTGCTGTGCCGACAGACCGATTTCCTCATTCTGATCACGCTGTGCGTTGACCTGCGCATTGGTGGCGTCCAGATCCGCACGGCGACTGTCGAACAGGGCGTTGTATGCCTGAATGGCTTGGCGGGTATTTTGAACATCGAGCACCAGCGCGTCGGCGGCGGCCTGTTTGCGCCGCGTCAGGATCTGCTGATCCTGCGTGTCAATCTGGCCGCGCAGCTCCGCAAGCTTTTGCTCGTGCGCAGCCTGGCCATCAATAGAAACCGTCTCTTGCTGAGCCAGCGCTAGTTGTTGCTGTAACGTGTTCTTTCTAATCTGCAGCAAGCGCTCATCGAGTGCCGCCTTATCCTGGACATATTTAGCCTGATCGTCGAGCGCTACATTCCGCCCAGAATCTTGCTGAGCCTGAACTGGAATGAACGCACGCTTGGCCTGCTCCTCCTGAGCGGCGCCGAGCCGCTGCACTGCGGCTACCTGTCCGGCGATGGTCTGGTTGTAAAAGTCCGCGTTGGCTTGGTAGATCTGCTTTATACGGTTCTGCACGCGTTCCTGCGTGACATCGGCAGGTTCACCACGTTGAGCCGCCGCCGCGCCATCAGCTCGGGCGGCCGCAATTTCCTTTTCGACCCGCTGTTTGGTTGTCAGGTACTGAAGCCCTTGCTGGTCAAACTTGATTGCCGCTTCGGCGCTCTTTGCATCCTCGCCAGTAATCCGCGCATGCTCTTGCTGGACGCGAAGAATCGCCTCCTGCAGCGCCAGTTCATCTTTATCTGCGGAAAGGGTCGAGCGGGCTTCAGAACGGCCGCTGAACTGCTCCTGCTGCTGCGCGAACAGCACCGAGCCGACGTCTTTGCCAGCCGGCCGTGCGATTGGCACCTCTGCCTTGGCGATGCGCGCCTTCAGCTGAGCAATCTTCTGCTCTACAGTCTCCTCACGGCCGACGTCGAGCATGGCATCCCATGCGCCTTTGGCGGCCCCCTTGACGGCGTTCCATGCTCGCTCAGCGGTTCCGAGAGACTGCGCAATTCGCTGATTTGCGGCGTCTTGTGCAGCCGTATAGGCTTGCTGGGCGACTTTGGAGGCGTCTTGCGTTTTGCCCTGCTCTTGGAGTGCCTTGATCTGCTGGTAAGTGGCCAGCGTCAAGTAGCGGAACTGCTCGTTCAGCTTGAGTGACACTTGCAGCGGATCTTTGCCAAGTTCGGCATATGCCTTGGCCGTGTCTTCGATCGCTACACCGAGATATTTTTGCGACTGAATGGCGGTGGACGAGAACTTTACCAGCTGATCACTGTTCGTGACGCCGGCGCCGACCAGTTTGGCGATAACGTCAGCATTCTGCCCCACCGTGCCGGCAGTGTCTGCTGCCTTGCGGGCAAGCCCGGCCAGTTGGCCACTGGTCACACCGGCCACGTTGCCAGTCATGACGATGGCTTTTTGATATGCGTCTGCTTCTTTGCTGCCCTGCTGGTATGCGAAAGCCAGAGCGACAACCGCCGCCGCCACCACGGTAAGCGGTGTAACCAGGCTAACGATATAACCCGCGAGGGCGCGCGCCGCTCCGCCGATGCTTCCGAACATATCGCGCAACTGACCGCCCTGCTGGAGAGCGACAGTAAGAATCGGTTGACCACCCTGAATGGACGTGACGATATCCGTGAACTGCGGCCCGACGGAGCGCAGCGCAGCCGCCGTCTGGGCAGCCGAAACACCGGTACGGGCAAGGCCGCCCTCGGCTTCACGCAACCGGGTGATGAACGGCGCGGCTTGGTCGCTTACGCCAAGCTGCGCGGCGCGTAACTCAAGAAGCTCAGACCGGGTTCGGCCGATTGCCTCAGCCTGACCGCGCAGCGACTCCACGAACGAGTCGCGCGTGCCCTGCGCCTGGGCGGCCTCCCTCTGCGCCTGAGCCTCCGCGCGCGCGGCATCCGCAAGGCGCTCCTCGGCCGCGCGGCGCTCCTCCGCCACTTGCACCAAGCGCTCTTGCTGCACACCGATCGCACGCAGCTGTTCCAGATAAGGAGCCAGCACGGCCGGATCCACCCCGCGCTGGCGGGCCAAGGATTCAAACCATTCTGCTGATCCCCGCGCGGCACCGCTGATACTCGATTCGACCGATGCCGTTTCCCGCTGGATCGAGGCGATTAAATTGCGCTGGGCCGACATGATCCGCTGCGTGGCCGCAGATGCGCCTTCGCCGATGCCGGAAACTGCACGCTGCGCCTGTTCACCCGAGCGCGCGACACTGGCCGCCATACCGCTGGCCTGCTGTCCGATCTCGTTAAAGCCAGCACGCGTCCTTGTCGTATCGACTTCCGCAGCAAGCTGGATCCGGCGCTCTTCGTTCATAAACGGTTCAATCCTTTTTCTCGTGAACCACGGCGAGCGCGGCGCCCTCCATCGTCAGGATGTCGTCCTTCCAGTCGTCAAAATCGGACGCGGAAATATCCATGCGATTGAGGTCTTGATATAAAACGTTGTAGTCGATCCCGGTCATGCCGCCGGGGCCTTGGCGCCATTGTGTTTGCAGCGAGCAGAAGAGCTGAAAGGCTGCCCAGTTCTCCGGCCAGACTTCGATTTCTCTTGATTGGTGTGCTGCGGCGATGTGCGCGAGGAAGGCGTTGCCAGGCTTCGGGCTGTCCTTCGGCTCGTAGAACGCCGCCGCAGCTTCCTTCAGTTTCCCCGACGGCCTTCCAGCATCGCTTCACGATACGATTGGATGATCGCGTCGGCCGCTTGCGGCATCTCGTCGATCAGCTGATCGACCGCTTCGCGATCAAACGCGATATCGAGATCCCAGCCGAGTACGCAACCCATGATGTAGGCGGCTTGGTTTTGTGCCTTTTTGTCGTTTTGCTCGGTTTGGGTGGGGCCGAAATCCAGCTTCGGCGGCTCGACAGTCGCACCGGCTTTAGCGGCTTCTTCGGCGGCCTTGGCGGCGGCCTGAGCGGCGGCGATCATCGCTTCGCCTTCGGCCTTGATTGCAGCGGTCATGTCGTCAACGAATTTCGCAAATTCTTTGCGGGTACGGTATTGGTATTCCAACTTGACGGTGCCGATGCTGCCGTCCAGCTGTGGAATTTTCAGCTCCTTGGGTACGGTCTTTGGAGGATTGCCGAGTTTAATCTTTGCCATGGTCTTCTTTCGCGGGGTAGTAGATAAGTGCCCGTGCCGGCCGCCGCGCCCGCGAAGGCGACGGCAGCCGGTCGGTGCCTGGTTTGGCTTGCGCCGAAAGGGTTAGTAGGAAATCGAGCGGCCAGTCAGCGCCATTGCGACGTCGACGGTGTTCACCTGGTTGCTGTTCAGTTTCGGGAACTCGGATACGGCCATGTAGCCGTAGCCGTAGGTCAAGGCGCCGCCGTTGAGCACCTGCTTGAATGCCACCTTCGACAGACGGCGACTGATGCCCAGCATGGTTTTGTAGTTGGCGTTTGCCGCGTCGTGGCCGAGGGTCAGCGTCACGGTGGTCGGGTTGAAGCCCGTTGGGATCTTGATGCCGTTGCGCTTGGCCAGCGGGTTCACGTCGGTGAATTTCGGATCTCCGCCACTGGCGCTGATGCTCAGCACCTGAGGCATCACGGTCCAGCCGGTGATTTTCTGCGCCGAGCCCAGGCCGGTACCGGCCGGGAAGAAGTTCGTATCCGAGCTGTCGATACCGTCAATACTGAAGGTATCAGCAGTCAGGACGGTGACCTTGGCGACAACTTCATTCAGGTCTTCCCAGCCGGACAGCAACAGAACTTCGTCGCCGGTGTTGTAGCCGTGGGCAACACTGGTGGCGACGGCGGGGTTAGCGTTCGTCAGGACGGTGATATTTTTGGCGTTGGCCAGCGTGTTCGAGAACTGCTGGCTGGAGCCTTCCGGGAAATTGTAAGTCATGGGAGCCCTTTCTGTGGACGAAAAAAAACCACCTCTTGGGTGGCTGGCTGCGCCCTATTCGGGCAAAAAGATGGCCCGGGGCGGGCCGGTTGCTGACTGATCGTTACCGGTCAGCCCAGATGCTGAAATCCTGTCTACTGCAATACCGCTCCATGTCGGCGTCGTAATCCGACACGGCAGCACCTTGTTGGCGGGCGACGAATTCTGGCGACGCGACGATCGCGGCCTCGATCTGCTTGATGGCCGTCTTGGCCGCCGTCCGGCTGTCCGCCCAGACGCTGATCTGCATGTCGGCGTTTTCCTTGCTGGCCACCTCATTTGCCAGCGTCTGGATTACCTCGCCTCCGATTTGCTGGAACGTGATGTACGGCCGTTGCGTTGTGGTGGGAGCGAAGTCAGCGAAAACACGTGGCGAGACCGACTTGAGTATTGCAGTCAGCGTTGCTTCAAGGCTCATAGAATCTCGTCCAGCAGTCGTTGGGTGGCTGCCGCCTCGGCCGCCGGGAATAAGCTTGTCGCGCGGCGGACAAAAGACTTCGCCGCCACTTGGCGCGGCGATGGCAGCGGCACGTAGTAAGCATCCTTCTCGGCCTGCGATGCGCCCCGGCGCGGCTTGGGCGTGCCGCGCTTTTCAGGCCGCACGACGGTGAACCAGGTGCCGTCACTACGCACGTGAACCTGGTAACGCTGCACATAACCGAACTCCACCAGGCCGCCGTGCGGCGCCTTGCGATGGTTCCAGCTCACGTGATACGTTGCCCGCCCGGGACCGCTGTTGTCATGCGAGAAAACCTGATAGATCGAACCAACCAGCTTCCCGCTCTTCTGACCCAGCTGCTGCGCATTTCCCAACACCGCTTCGTATAGGACCTGCGCCGCCGCCTGCGCGGCGGGCCGAGCAGCGCTATCCGCCTTATCAGCCATGCCGTCCAACACCAAGTGCAGCGCCGACAAATCGACGCTCAGCATACTGTTCACTGAATCACCTCGCACACCAGGTCCATGTAGGTCCGGCACGTACCTTCCGGCGGCACGGCCAGAATGTTGTAGACGACGGCGTCGTGGACGACCCGCATTCCGGCGTCAATGCCAGCGCGCACGCGAATCCGGATCGATACCTGAACCGTCGACGTCACGGCGCCGGCACGGATGCGCTCCATGCCGGTGCCGACTTTGATACCGGCCCAGACCTCGCATACCCGCTGCCAGTCGGTAAGATGGTTGCCCTCTTCGTCGCTTCCCTCTGTTCGCTTCTGGATGGTGACCCGCTTATTCAGCGTCAATGCAAAGCTCATTGGTAGCTCCGGCAGCGGTCCAGCAGGCCGTCAACGAACTTCGACTGCACCGTGTCGCGTTCCGTGCGGGTCGCAGGGTCGAACTGCTCGACCAGCTTGGCGAGGACGTACAGCTGCACCTCTTCCGGCGTCGCTTCTGGCGCGGTGCCGTAGCCAGCCTTGAGCACCACCACCACCGCAGCGTCGTCCTCGGCCGTCGCCGGCCAGCTGCTCCCGCGCGCCGGCGACAAGGAGCTCGAGTAGCGCGCCCGATTGAGGCGATAATTTTCCGGCGCCAGCAGCTGGCTGTTGCCGGCCTGGTCGATATAGCTGACCGAGGTGATGCTTAGCACCGGATGCGGCAGACTGATCTCATCGGCCAGCTGGCGCGCCGCCTGGCCGAGCTGCCAGCGTGGTGCGCAGGGGAAGGCAGGCAGACGGACCTCCCAAGTCTGCTCCATCAGACATTGGCCAATCTCGTGCTCAAGGTCGCCGACGATGCCCTTGACCCATATCGTAACCAGCGCGTCCATTTCGTCGCCATCGATGCGCAACGCCGCCTTCGCGGAATCGAGCGTGACGGCCAGCGCGGCCGGTGCAGCGGTTCGGATCTTCGTCATACAAGAGCCCGCTTTTGACCCGCGACGACGCGGCTGCCGATAGTTTGCATGATCAAGCCAATCCGAATTTGGTCCGGTTGTCGTAGGCGTATTGCGCGATCGCCTCGTGACCAGGTTCGTTCAAGTGAATGACATCGACCGTGCTGCCGTCCGCCTTTTTGGTGAGGAACTCCGGGCGCATGGTGTTGGTCGTGATGTCAGCAGCGACGATGGCGCGTGCGTCGAGGACGGCCACGCCAGATGCGGCAAGTTTGTCGCAGTAGGCCTGGACGAGATTAAAACAGGCCATGTCCTGGCCTTGGCCAGCCCACGGGCGAACAATGATGATCTTCACGTTTCGCGCGGTCGCCATAGCGATCAGTTGCGACGTCCGCGCCAGCGCTGGCGGAACCGAAGCAACACCATCAGGCGCTTCATTCACGGACCATGGCATCAGCAACAGGTGCGTGATGCCACCGGTCAGCAGGCAGTTGTAAGCGCGATTGTGGAACAAAAGTGACTTGTTGCCGTATTGACAAAGCGCGGTGTACGACGCAACGCCGCCACCGTCGATGATCTTCTGCACCAGGCGACGCGCCCAACCGTTGATGGTTCCGCCCCACTGAGGAACTGCGGTAGTCTGAACCCACCCCTGCATGATCGAATCGCCAGCACCCGCAATCGACTGGCAGAGCTTGCCGCGCAGCTGGAACAGCATGTCATACGAGGGAATGTTGCTTTGCACCGGCGGCGTACTCGGCGTGCTGCCGGTGTAGTCAGCCGCCCAGTAACCCGCCATATAGTCCGGATCGATTTGAGTCCAAGGATTGGCATTGCCGTTGTTGGCTTGCGCTACGCCGATGACGGCGGGAGGATTGGTACCCCAGATGCGAGTCATAATCAGCGGGCGGCGGGTAGGGAAGTCCGTGCGTGGCAGCGATTTGCAGGGAATCCAATCGGTCTGGAGCCGACCCTCGATCAGCGTAAAGTCCGAGTTCTGCCCGGACGTTCCGGTGACAACGCCGGTCGGCGCGCCGCCGCCGGTATTGCGGAAGTCGGTCAAATCCGTGCTGCCGAACGTGCCGACGATCGGCGCAATGACCGCGCCTGTCGCATCCACCGGGTGGAAGCCGTCGTTATAAGCGGCCGACGGCGACACACCTACCTTGAAAGCGTTCTCCGGCACCGACGCAGCTCCGGTCAGGACAACTTTGACAGCGTCGTAATGGTCTGGCGCCTGCCGAAGCTCATGCATGCAAGCGTTGATCGTAGCGTTGCTGACCACGCCGTAGATGCGCTGGTGGGCGATTGTGCTCAACGGTGGCGGCGTCGACGCCGGCGTTGCAGCAGCGGCCGTCGTAGATACGCTCAGCACTGCGTTAATATTGCCTGCAGTGCAGGTTACAAGATATTTTTGCGAGCCGGTCATTGCGGGAACATTCGTAACCCCAGCGCCCACAGCGATAGCTGCCCCCACTGGCGCGCTATTTTCATCCAGGCGCTGCACCGTACCAGCTGTCGAAGAAGCACCGGTAACCGTGATTGCCAACCCTTCCGGCACGGTCAGCAACGTTTGCTCAAATGGGTTCAGCGAAACAGGGCCGCCACCAGTAAGGGCACGAACAAGAGCGGGGGCGCTCACTTGCGCGTAGTAGACGGCACCGCCGCTGAGATCAGACGAGGCCATTTTTGCCGAAATCAACCCTGTCTCCGTAGCCGCCGCCAGGGTGACGATGGCGTTTGCAGGGTATTTGTCGTAGGCGCACAGCAGGCGGATGGTCATAGCTTATTCTTTCGCGGTGGATTCAGCGTATTCAACAGCAGCAGGATCGGCGTCGGCGACCCCGGCTAGCGCTTCGAGCTGAACGGCATCGATCGTCACCACATCATTGCATTTGCCCAAGTCGCAGTCGACCAGCAGGCGAACCTTGATCTCGCCTTCAAGCGCCGCAGCGGCGCCGGCCTTCGTTTGGCTCTTGCTCATGTTCTCTCCATATGAAATTGCGGCGCGCGATGGCGCGCCGTTGATGAAAGGATTTAGGTTGCCGAGTGCTGGTACAGCTTGATGCCGTTGGCATCCAGTAGGTTGCCGCCGGCGCGGGAGAAGGCCAGGAAGCCGACCTGACCTTTAGTGGCGAACGCCGAGTCATCGAAGCGATACAGCATGATGTCCAGCACGTCGCGGATCATGTAGCGGCTGAAATCGCCAAAGCCGATGGTCTTGGCATTAGCCGCAGGTTGAGCCATATCGTTGTTGATGGTGACGTCGGCGCCCAGCAGTTGGGCCGGCGTACCGGTCTTAATACCGGCTTCGTAAGATTCCGACCAGATTGGGCGGCCCGCGCTGTCCTTCATCTTACGAACAACCTTACGAGTCTGCTGGTGCATCATGAAGCGGCAGGTGCCCGCGTCTTGGTATGCCTGGTCGATCGACTCCTGCAGGTCGACCAGATCTTCGAAGGTCACGGTGACCGTCTGGCCGGTGCCGCCGATCTTGCCGACGCCAGCGGCGGTGACGTAGCCGGTAGGCTGGCCGGTACCGCTGCCGGTCGTGAATCCCTTGTTCATGGTGCGGCCGAGGCGGTCGCGAATGCGCTTATTCACCATCGCGATAACATCGATCGAACTGTCCATCAGCAGCTCAATCGGGATCGTGATGATCTTCGAGCTGGCTTTGAAGGTGTTCAGGCCGACCGTGCCGAACGATGGATCGGCGGACGTCGCCCCTACGTTCTCAGCGACCCACTCACCCTCTTCCGAAGTGCCGTCCGAGCTCGGATAGCCCAGTGGGTTACCTTGCGAGGTGGTGATGCTGGAGACGACGCCGCGCATGCCGCCGTAGGCTTTCAGCGCGTCGATCAGTTCCTTGGCCACGTCGGTTTGCACGGTGTAGCCGCCTTGCGATGGAGTCGTGGTCGACATGGTGTTGCGGATTTCGACCAGTTCGTCGCGGCTCAGTGCTTGCGGGCCTTCGCGCAACAGCTTTTCGAACAGAGCACGAGGCTTATTCTCGGCCAGCGCGCCTGGGTTGCGGCGGAAGTTTTCCACGTCGCGGTTGTGATCTTCGATCTCGATTTTCATCAGCCGCTCGAGGGCAGCGATCTCGGTTTCCAGCGCATCGATCTTGTCGGCGCGGGCATCGAAGGTCGCTTGGTCGTCTTTCGTCCAGGCGCGGTCGCCTTTCTGCTCCATCTGGTTGCGGGCTTCCTTAGCGAGTTGCTGACGTTCCTCGCGCAGTGCTTGAATCGATTTCATTGGATTTACCTTTCTACGGGCGTAAAAAAAGCCGCTCGAGGCGGCTGGAGGTGGATTGCGCGAGAGCGTTATCCGATTTCATGAAGGCGCAAGCGGTTGGCGTTGCGCTGGCGGACCACTTCCCAATCCGCAGTGTCGTCGCGCGGCGGTGGTGTGGGTGCATTGTTGTACGCGCTCAAGTCCCATTTGTTTTCGACCTTGGCCGAGTCGCTGACACTGTCCGCGAAGCCATTGGCTACAGCCTCGTCGGCGGTGAACCAGGTTTCCGCGTTCATCCAGGCGGCAATTTCGTCGCGGGATTTGCCGGTCTTTTTGGCGTAGTCGTCGATGATCGAGTCGTCGATTTTGCCAAGCAGATCGGCCGTCTTCAACAGGTCGTCTTTGTTCCCGTAAGCCATGGTCCAGGCGTTGTGGATCATGTAGAAGCTGCCAGCAGCGATCGACACCGAGGCGCAGGCTGCCGTCACATAGGTGGCCGCACTGGCGGCCAGACCTTCGATGACGGCGTGCACGTCGCCGTGCTGCGCGATCGCGGCGGCCATGGCGCGGCCATCGAACACATCGCCGCCCGGAGAGTTGACGCGCAGCGTCACCTTTTTGCCGCTCATGCCGGCAAGCGCCTTGTTGAACTGCGCGGCGCCAACGCCCCAATACGGGTCGATGATGTCGTACAGGTACAGCACTTCCGGCTCGCCCTCGGCGACGATCTTCGCCGGCGCGGCGCCTGCGCTGTTACGCAGCAGCTGGGCTATCTTCTTCATTGGTGTCCTTGTTTGGAGATTTTGCCGGTTGGGCCGGCTTTTCGGGGCGATACAGCACGTTTCCGCCCTCAACCGGCGGCAAATTCTTGATTTTCCGGATCTCGTTGATAGTCATCCAGCCAGGGCCCTGGGAACCGCCGACAGACTGCCGCATGTACTCGCCCTCTGCTTTCAGGTCGCCGGAAAGCAGGGCCTCCATCTTGTGCTCAGCGAACGGCGAGGCGCGGCGGAACAGTTTCCGGTTCAGCTCCTGGCGGATTCGGTTGATGTGCGGCTGCAGCGCGAACTTAATGAACCCCAGCGTGGTCTGTTCCACGCCTGTTCCCCAGGAGCTAGTCGTCTCCTGCGCGCCGATCAGGTGCGGCGGCACGCCGAAGGCCCGGGCGATGTCGATCACCTGCCATTTGCGCGTCTCCAGCAGCTGCGCGTCGTCGGCCGTCATGCTCATTTCCTTCAGATCGAGGCCTTGCGTCAGCACCATCGGCGTGCCGGCATTGTTCGCGCCGGCATATTTTTTCTTGTACTCGCCGCGCAGAAGCTCAACCTGCTCCTCATCCATTCGGCCGCTGGTCTTAATGACGTGCTTTGGTGCCGCACCATTCGCGAAGAAACTACCGGCGAACGTGTCTGCCGCTAAAGCGACTCCGATAGACTGGAAGGCCGCCCACTGAATCACCGACATGCTGCGAATCCCGTTAAATCCGAAACCAGCAAAGTGCAGCATGTCGTCCTGGTGGACGGCCCGCACAGTCCCGTCGTCATCGCAGACGGTGTAGAGCAGGTAATCGCCCACCTTGCGGGCTGCCACGCGGTCCGGATGCAGCGGGCGCAGCGTCTTCACTGAGGGGCCCGCGCGGCGGATCTCGACGTAACCGTCCCCCCGCAGGCAGATCGACAGCATGATCCATTCCCACATCGAAGCGGCCGTCCAGCTCGGTGCCGGCTCTTCGTTCAGTAGCCACCACAATTCGGGGCTGATCGCCTCACGAACTCCGTCTTTTTCCCGGTATAGAGCGACCGGAATCGACGCGATTGCGCCGGCAAGCAGGCGCACGGCCGCGTACACTGCCGACACCCGCATTGCACTCTCCGGCGTGACGGCATAGCCAGACGACGAGCCGGTTCCGCCGAGGTGCGCGATGACCTGCGGGTCGCTGGACGACACCACCGTCGTGCTGTTCTCGATCGGCGCGACTTGGCCGCCCCCGAGCAGCGAGGCCAGCATTTTTAGTGGATTGATCATCAGAGGGACACAAAGCCTTGGTCGATTGCGTTACTTTCGGGATTGAGCGACATCAACGAGACCGCGTTAAACACGGCCATCAGCGGGTCGATCTTTGCGGTACCGGACACTTGCTTTGTTATGAGCGTTGCGTTTCCGGTCGGGACCACCTTGGCGTTGCTAACGCACCAGGCCATCATCTTCGAGCCGCTATGTACCATTTCCTTGCCTGCGATCTTCCGCTCGGTCGTCTTGATGGCGCCGCTCAGCCGCCACCCTTGGGAAACGCCGATGATCTGCTCCATCGTAAAACCGCGCGACACGTCGGGGTCGGTCAACTCATCGACGATGTCGCCGATGCCTGCCGGGTCGACTCCAATCGACTTCTCATCCGGCAGCAGGCGGGCATCGCGCACGCGGCAGATGATGTCCGCTACCTCAATGACATCCTGCCCGGGCTGTTCCACGATGGTCAGGTCGCCATCGGCAGCGAAGTCACGCAGGGCGGGCGCGATTTCCATCCGGCGCTCCAGTACGATCTCGTGGGCCCAAGCGTGAATCCAGAGTAGCCACCGGCGCGTCTTACGCTCGCGGCCAACTACAGCCAGGCCCAGCAGGTCGTCCAGCCCCCCGCCGTCGATGCCCACGACCGCCACCTCGCTACGGCGCAGCAGTTCGTCCAAAGTCAGCATGCCGATGCCCTGCGCCTCCCAGAAGTCGGCGCCGGCCCAGCGGTCGGACCGCAGGTTCATGCCGATCTCGACGTTCAGGTGCTTGGCCAGGAACTGTTGGAACGAACCGTCCTGCTTCGCCTGGTTCTTTTTGAGTTGGTCGGCAAGCCATTCCGCGCTGACCGAGCGCCCCAGGTTTGGATTGGTGATATAGAAATTCTTCGGGTCGAGGTACGCTTTCGAAGCGAGCATAGCCTTCGGGAATTCGTAAAGCACCCCGAGCGTCTTCAAGTCCTCGATCTTGCCATCGCGGACGTCACGCCAATAATCCAACTTTTCCTTGAAAACCCCGGCCGGCGGGTCATCGCTCTGCGTGGTAAGGAAAATGACCCAGCCCTCGTCTCGCGATACTTGGCCGCCAAGCGCCTCCATGAACATCGCGACGGCATTCGACCGTTTACCGAAGAGCCACAGTTCGTCGACCAGAATCTTCCCGGACTTCTTCCCCGATACCGTGTCAGTATCCGCCGCGACCACCTTCAGGCTGTTCCGATTTACCCGGTGCGTGATGGTCCTGATGTGGTCCTGAATGTGGAACAGGTCCATCAGCTCGTCGTCAGCGCGGATCATGCTCGCTGCGGGCTTAAAGCTGTTATCCGCTACCTCCTTGGTCGGCGCGAGGATAAGGTGTTCCTCCTCCTCGCGCCAGCACAGGATCAGCGCGGTCACCATGATGCCGGCGGCGATGGTCGACTTCGTATTCTTCTTCGAGATCAGCAGCCCATATTCGCGGATCATCTGCTTGCCAGTATCGGCGTCGTATCCTCCGAAAATTGCAGCAACGAAATCGAATACAAATTGGTCCGTGCACTCACCGAAAGTCGGCTTGCCTGGTAAATCGACGACCCGTAACTCCTTGAAGATCGCTAGGGCCTGCTCCGCCTGCTCTGGGAAGATCGGCGGCGGAATGATCGACTCACCCGCAATCAGCCGCGCTTCCCAGTCAAGACACGCGGTGACCCAAGCTGGAGTTGCGCCCACGGTCAGACCTTCTTACCGCCAGCAGCCACCAACTTAGGCGGGGCGGCAGCTGAGAAGCGGCCGGCTACTTTCTGGGCGGCCTCTTTCTGCTGCTCCTTCTTTCCGCCTTCGCCTTTACGGACGTGAACGAATGGCATCAGCGCCTTCGCCGCTTCGACTCGCAACTTTGGCGCGGCGGCTGGATCGTTCATCGCGGCCGTAAGGAACACCAGCGGGTCAGACGTGAGGAGTGCTGCCTTGATGTCAAACTTTGGCGTCGGCGGGGCCTTCGGCGCTGGAGGCGGCTTCGGTGCACCGGCCTTCTTATATTTTTTAATGAAGGCGACGATGGATGCATTCTTTGCCAGGCGCGAACCCTGCGGGCCAGCAGTCCTTTCGCTATAGCCTGCCGCTATCGCCGCCTCTTTGTTCGACATCCCGGCAAGAACCGCGTCCGCGAACGCCCTGTGCTTGCCTGTTAATTCCATTAACACCCCACCTCCAAGGGGGAAATTTTCTGTGCGTGGGATACCATGCGGTCTAGAGGCCAAGGCGGCCCAGACTTTGGACCACCCCCTCCCCTCGATGCTGCCTCGCAGATGCCGATGCCGCTGCGCCACAGCCTCATGGCGCGACGATCACCGATCCGCTTCGTCAATACCCGTTCGCTTCCTCGCGTTGCTTGTCGCGGCTGTGGTGCGTCTGGCACAGCGACTGCCAGTTCGTCTTATCCCAGAACAGCTTCATGTCGCCACGGTGTGGCGTCACGTGGTCGACCACCTGTGCGTACGGCAGACCGATGCCAGCTTGCGTGCACTGTAGGCCGATGGCGACAGCGTCTTGCTCGTAGCTAATGCCGACCTCTCGCAGGCAATACGCGCAGAACGGGTGTGACAGAAGGTAGCCAGCGCGGGCCTGCTGCCACTTATAGCCGTAGCCACGAGCAGTGCTGCTCTGCTTGTCGGTGCGCCAGCTACCTGGCTGGATGATCTGAAGCCGCGACGGCACGCCCACCAGCGAGGACCGGAGCGTGCGCAGGCGGCCCATCAGCGCGAGTCGTCGCCGAAGCCAGGTACGTCCTTCGTCACCTCGGTGAACATGCTGGCGATGTAAGCCACAGTCA